ATGATGTATTATCACACAAGGAATAAATCTTGTGGTTGCCTTAAAAAAGAAAGTGCTATAAAAAGAGGTCAAAAGCAAAGGACTGAAGATGGTCATATTAATTCATTAATTACTAGATACAAAAAATCAGCAAAAGTAAGAAATATAGAATGGAACTTGAATTTTGATGATTTTTCTACTATAGTAAAATCAAATTGCTTTTATTGTGGCAAAGAACCCATATTGAGAAAAGGTAAAACTCAATATGGAAAAGTAATACCAACCAATGGAGTTGATAGAAAAATAAACTCCATTGGATATGTAAAAGAAAATTGTGTTCCTTGTTGTATTACTTGTAATAAAATGAAATTGGACCACGATATAGAAAACTTTAAAAATCACATTTCTAAAATATATGAACATTTCAGATAAATTTGAATATATGAAACCAGAAGTCAAATTTGTATCTGCTACTCCTGATGCAGAAAAACATATGGCTTATTGTGCAAGAGTTTCAAATCCAAGTAATCAGAACTCTGATTCCTTTTCTGGTCTTTTAAAATACTGCATCAAGCATCAGCATTGGTCAATCTTCGAACAAGCTTTTCTTACCGTAGAGATCAATACTACTCGTGGTATCGCAGCACAAATACTCCGGCATAGGAGCTTTACATATCAGGAATTTTCGCAACGTTATGCTGACAGCACTCTTCTTGGTAAATCAATTCCTCTTCCTGAACTTCGTCGTCAGGATACAAAGAACCGTCAGAACTCTATTGATGACATTCCTGCATATCTGAACCTAGTTTTGAGTGAGGACATCCGTGTTCATTTTGAGCACTCTCTACGACTCTACAACCGTCTTCTAGAGAAAGGTGTGGCAAAGGAGTGTGCAAGGTTCGTACTGCCTCTAGCGACCCCTACACGACTCTATATGACCGGTTCTGTGCGTTCTTGGATCCATTACATTGATCTACGCTCTGCACACGGTACACAGAAGGAGCATATGGAGATTGCTGAGCTGGTACGTTGTATTTTTACTTGTCAGTTCCCTGCAGTATCTGAAGCACTTGGTTGGACTCGTGAAGGATGTCCTGAATGCACAGACGCTCCTTCTATTACTATTGAATAAATATTTGCATACAGAATGGAGGTTTAAATTGCCAACTTATCCCGTAGTTAATAAAGAGACTGGTGAACAAAAAGAAGTGACAATGAGTGTTCTTGATTGGGACCAATGGAAACAAGACAATCCTCAATGGGAAAGAGATTGGTCTGATCCAAGCACTTGTCCTTCATCAGCAGAAGTTGGTGAAGTATATGACCGACTTCGCAAATCACATCCTGGTTGGAATGATGTACTTCACAAAGCATCAAAAGCACCAGGTTCTAAAGTAAAACCAGTTTAATCATATGCCATCTAAGAAAAGAAACACTCCTCAGAACCCAGTTCCCTTTGGTATGAGTAATCGACAGATGAAAAGGAAGAAGCCAATTAATCTTGATTTGATTAGAGAGATTGAACCTCTTACAGATAATCAAGAACTATTATTCCAATCTTATAAAAAAGATCAGAACATCGTTGCATATGGTGCTGCTGGTACTGGTAAGACATTCATTACTCTTTATAATGCATTAAGAGATGTACTTGAAGAAAAATCACCTTACGAAAAAATTTATATTGTACGTTCCCTTGTGGCAACTCGGGAGATTGGTTTTCTTCCAGGTGATCATGAGGATAAGTCCTCTCTTTATCAGATTCCATATAAGAATATGGTAAAGTACATGTTTGAAATGCCAGATGATTCTGCATTTGAAATGTTGTATGGTAATCTCAAAACTCAAGGTACGATTAGTTTTTGGAGTACTTCTTTTATTCGTGGTACAACTCTTGATAATTCCATCATTATTGTCGATGAATTTCAAAACTTGAATTTTCATGAACTTGATAGTATCATTACTCGTGTAGGAGAAAATTCTAAGATCATGTTCTGTGGTGATGCTACTCAATCTGATCTTGTTAAAACTGCGGAAAAGAATGGTATTATCGATTTTATGCGAATTATGAATGTTATGCCATCAATCGACGTAATTGAATTTGGTGTCGAAGATATTGTCCGTTCAGGTCTCTGTAAAGAATATCTAATTGCAAAAGCGGAATTAAATCTATGACATTTATTCATCATAATTTTTTAGGTGACATTGAACTAGAATGTAAAACAACAGAAAGCATCCGTCTCTATAACATTCCTAATGGAGATTGGGTGCCTTCTATTACTTCGGTTACTTCATTTTATAATCGTCAGATCTTTGCAAAGTGGCGTGAGCGTGTTGGTATTGAAGAAGCAAATCGCATTACAAAAAGAGCAACTGCAAGAGGAACAGATTTTCACCAAGTGTGTCAGGACTACCTTGAAAACAAGGAGTTGAACTGGGATAATTATCAACTCCTGACAAAACACATGTTTCATCATGCAAAACCATATCTGGATAAGATAAATAATATTCATGCAATTGAAAGAACTCTATACTCCGAGTATCTTGGACTTGCGGGTAGAGTAGATTGTATTGCAGAATATGAAGGTGAACTTGCTGTTATTGACTTTAAGACATCAGAAAAAATTAAACCAGAAGCATGGATTGAAAATTACTTTGTTCAAGAAACATTCTATGCTGCTGCATATTATGAACTGACAGGTAAGGTAGTTAAAAAACTCATTACACTTATGGTTACTCCAGGTGGAGAAGTCAAAGTATTTGACAAAAGGAACAAAGACGACTATATTAGGTTATTAGTTCGCTACATTAAAGAATTTGTACATCACAATACTGGGTCAAATGGAGAATGAGTTAGAGAAAGTATTAGAAAGTAAATTCTTTTGTCCTTCTCGATTCGCACAAGAGATTGAATCTTTAGTGCAAACCAACGAAGAGATGAACTATATTGATGCGATTGTTTACTTTTGCGAAAAGAATAACATCGATGTAGAATCTGTTCCTAAACTTATCTCAAAACCTTTGAAAGAAAAGATTAAGTATGAGGCAATGGAACTTAATTTCTTAAAGAAAACTTCCCGTGCAAAATTAATTTTTTGAATGATGCCCTTTGATGCCTATCGTCAATATCTTGCTCTGAAGAATCACTTCACTAAAGACAGTTATGACTATCACAAGTATTGTGGCAAAAGTCGTGCGACTGTCCAATCTTTCTACAAACGTAAGGATAGATTTTGGTTTGAAAAAGTAGCAAGACAAAAAACAGATCAAGAAGTTATTGAATTTTTTGTAGCGAACTTTGTATCTTGTCCTGATCCAGAAACTCTATGGATTGGAGAAATGATTAAAGAAGGAGAGGAAAGATACATAAATTGGAAGAAAAAAGTTCAATCACTCTCTTATATTTTTAAAGAAGAATCAGAGGAACTCTTCAGTCAAACGAAAGTAGATGAAGTATTTCAGTGTTCAAAAGGTCATCCTTTGATTCTTAAAAAGTTCCTGAGCGGTAAAATTAGCTTGGAAACTATGGTCATTTACAATAGAATATTCCTGTTCGGGAATGACTATGATCAAAAATTACAAGACCCGGTGTGGCAAACCGTCAGTCGTAAAATTAGAAAGTATAATCCCTTTCTAAATATTGATGTATTCCGTTATCGTAAAATTCTAAAAGAAATTATTCTAGGAGATGCATGAGTTTCTTTAAATCTGAAGTCGTCCGTGCAGAGATGACTGAAATCTCAGAAATGCAAGAACAAATTTATAAAAATGTTTTTGAGTTTCCTCGTATGACTAAAGAGGAAAAGATGTTTCATGTAAATCTTCTTGGACAACTTTTGGAAAAACAAAAGGTGCTTTATACTCGTCTGAGTTTATCAGATGATCCCGAAGCACAAGAAATGAAAAAACGTATTGCTGAATCCGCGTCAATGATGGGTCTTCCATCAAACGTTGATATGAATGTGATCTTTAACAACATGAGCAAGATGCTTGAAGCAATGCGCGAAAGGATTGACGAAACAGGTTCAGACCTGTAGAATAACGAAGTACACAAAAGCCAAATCCGTACAAATACGAGGTAATCCGAATGTCTTTTAACGATCTCAAAAAGCAATCTTCTCTTGGTTCGCTGACTGCGAAACTGGTAAAAGAAGTAGAGAAGATGAGTACAACTTCTGGTGGTGCTGATGAGCGTCTCTGGAAACCTGAAATGGACAAAACTGGTAACGGTTTTGCAGTGATTCGTTTTCTTCCTGCACCCGAAGGTGAAGAACTTCCTTGGGCAAAACTGTATACTCATGCATTCCAAGGTCCTGGTGGTTGGTACATTGAAAACTCTCTGACTACTACTGGTCAGAAAGATCCTGTTTCTGAGTACAACCGCGAACTCTGGAACAGTGGTCATGATTCAGATAAAGAAACTGTTCGTAAGCAAAAGCGTAAACTGTCTTACTACAGCAACATCTATGTTGTAAAGGATCCTGCTAATCCTGCAAACGAAGGTAAGGTCTTCCTGTTTAAGTATGGTAAGAAGATCTTTGATAAGATTATGGAAGCAATGCAACCTGAGTTTGAGGACGAAACTCCGATCAATCCTTTTGATTTCTGGCAGGGTGCTAACTTCAAACTCAAAATCGTAAAGAAAGATGGGTATTGGAACTACGACAAGTCAGAATTTGACCGCGTTGCACCACTCCTGGATGATGATGATGCTCTTGAAGCCGTCTGGAAGAAGCAATACTCGCTCGCAGCGGTAACTGCTCCTGATCAATTTAAGTCCTATGAACAACTTGAAGCACGTCTGAAAATGGTTCTAGGTCAAAAGAGTGCTCGTGCTGCAATTCAAGAACAAGAGGATGAGTATGAGTCCTATGTTCAAACTCCTTCTAAAGAAGAGAGTGTGATTGCAGAACTGGAAGAGTCATATGCTCGTTCTAAGTCACCTTCACTTCCTGTTGTGAATAAGCAAGTTGATGAAGATGAAGATGATGCACTTTCATATTTCCAGCGTCTTGCTGAGGAATGATTACTGAAATAACCTAATATTATCTCCTTTCTTCAAGGTAGCATTCACATACTGAGTGCTACCTTTTTTGTATGGCATAATCTGTTCCATATCATTCAGCACAACATTAATATAAGTTGGTTTGAGTATAAAGATATTTCTCTTATCATTTTGGATCTTTTCTTCATACTCAAGATTGGTTACTTCTTTAGTAATATTATTATTGCTAATTCTTTGTCCAGAATTAACATCAAAGTATGAGATATTGTAATCAGATGGAACGGTAAGACCGGCAGGGACTATTGTTGAACCTATAGAATTTTTGACTTGAATTGTTTCATGGTGATGAACTTGACCTAAAACTTCTTCAGAACCATACTTATCAATTAAGAAGTTATAAAATGCTTGTTGAGATAGTGGCCATTCTGTTTGAACATTGATGATATTATTTGCAATCAGAACTAACCAATCAAGAGTTTCATCATCATAAACTTTATATGCAACATTATCTGGTCTTTCGTCACCAATGATTTGATACTTGGTGAAGAATGAAAGGTCTCCAAAGATATCATCCCGAAGTTTTCCTCTTTTGAAAAGATTTTTTACTCTTGAATAATCGGATATTTTACGACCATCTTTAGTCGTATTGACATATTCAAAATCGGGAACTTGTCGGAAGTAACTTGGCATTTTAGTAACCTATTTCGTAATCATTTAAGGGTCTTGAGGAGTCATAATAATCACTTTCATATACTGGATCAACTTCACTAAATCTTAAACTTAACTGATACGATGTCATTGTTCTATCTGTATCAGAAAAAGTCATGTAACTTCCATCTGGAGTATAATCCACATCACAACCAATTAAAGCACAAGTTTTAATTCTACCAATTGATGGATGTTCATTTAAAGTATCATCAACTAAGTATCTTATGTCAAATAAATTTGGTGATTTTAAAAATACATCTGATGCTGAAGTTTTAATTGACATTCCTTGTTTAAAGAAACGAATTATTTGTTTTACATGACTTGCTTCTGTTTTGTCCCTGGGAGATAATCTAAAGGTAAAGTTAAATGGTCTAAGTTGCGGACCATTAAATAATAGTTCTAGGTTTGGATTTACAACTGCACCTGTTGCTCTAGAAAGTAAATTTTGAACAGATGCTGCTTCTCCTGCTAGATATATTTTAAAAAATTCTCCAAAACCATATTCACCACTTTTCAAAGCTCTTGCTATTTCTTGTGCTATTGGTAAAGCTGAAGAACCAATTTGTTGATCTCCTTGCAATTTCATTGATGATCCTGCAGCAAGAGCTTGTAATGGATTTAAATTTGATCCTCCCCAATCAACTGAATTGCTATCTGTAATTGAAGGTTGAACTGCAAGTGTCACTGAACCTTCTATTGTTTGTGTTGGATTTTTTCTGGAAACTAAATCTCCTCTTAATGATAAATTAAATTCACTTCCAACATTTCTTTTCATTGTAAATTTAATTCTGTCCTGCTTGTTACTACTTATTTCAAAAGGATAATACCAATTTCCATAGTCATCTCTTATTTTTGTGCTGTCTGGTATTTCTCCAGAGACATTTAAATCTGCTTTATCTAATGCTTCTCTTGCTTGATCTGAAGTTGCGGCCCCTTGGTCATCTTTAGGTGCTAATGGATCTACAACTGGGGCAGTTGCCGTTTGTGCTGGGCCATTTATTAAATTATTTGCTTGTGTTGACCTTTGTTGATAATCAGTAACACCCAAATCATATAAAGATTTTTCTGTGGTTATTTTGGCTTGTTCTTTAACGCCTTTGACTATGTTTGGTTGACTAAAATATTGCAATTCTGTAGATGAAGCTGCAGAACTTCCTGAAAAAGTTTCTCCTCTTGGTATTGTTCCTACTTCTATTATAGAATTTGGATCGTTTGGAACAGAACTATATACTGTTATTTTGCCTGGTGTTGTTGAATTTTCATCATCAATGACCAATGAATATTGAACACTTTGTAAGTTTTTTCCAAATTTATTATTTTTATCTGCTCTAAAATAATTTGATTCTTTAGATCCGTAAGTTGCCATCAGAAATCCTCCCCAACTACAAGAGGATTAAGTATCTCAATTTTTTGTAGAGTATGAGACATTTATAGTTCTTTTTTATCTATTTAGTTATGGTTTCTTCAAGAACCTAGCATACGGAACAGAACGTAAGTAGTCAATCTCATTGTTTTTTATAATGTGTAATGGTCCAGCAACTTCTTGCCATGTATAATTTCTTACAGTTCCCCAGTGAAAATTTAATCCTCTAAATCCCCACCTTTGAATATCAATACATGCAATCAATGGGTGAACATCAAAAGTAATACCTGGTGTTTTTGCAAGATATATGAAAGTGTAATATTTACCAACTTCTGGTATAAATTCAGTTTCACGAAAGATGCTTATGATTTCCATCATAATTGAATCCGAATCAGTAAGTCCTCTTATTCTTCTTTTGAGTTGATTTACTCTAGATGAAGAAGACCTAATATCCTTACCGAAACCTTCTGACATTACCTGATACCTAAGTGATCTTCTGTGATAACCTTGAACTCAATTAATCTATCAGCACAAAATTCTTCCGCTGCTTTCCATTTTGCTTGATTGACAGCGTAGGTTTTCATTTCATATAACCATGACTTTGTTTTTCTTTTTGGAACTTTTGGTTCCATTGTTTGTCTTTTTGGTTTTACTTCAATAACGTAAGTTTTAATGTCACCATTCTGTTCTCTAACTTTGATAATAAAATCTGGAAAGTATCTGTGAACTTTATTATCAACTGGAGATCGGTAGGGGATCCAAAATTCTTCGCTTCCCCATTCTAATACATTCTCATTGAGATCGCACCAGTGACAGAACTTTCTTTCCCAACTACTTCTGCAAATTATATTGTTTGGATCACCCTTATACTTTTTGGGAAAGGAAGGTTTATATCTGCTC